AATCCTCACATAAAAGATCTTAATAAGATAAGACCTGGACAAGAAATTAAAATGCCTGAAAAAGTTAAAGATAGAAAATCTGTATATCAAGGTATGACTAAATCTGAAATGGCAGGTATAACAAAAGATAAAGTTATTGAGAAAAAACATGGTGGACAAATAGGAACACCTAGAGGAGTAGGAGCTGCATTACGTGGTTATGGTAAAGGGTATAAGTAGTGCCATTTAAATCTAAGAAACAAAAAACTTATCTAGCTATTAATGAGCCAGAAGTTTATAAGAAATTTAAAAAGGAGGAAAATATGTATAAAGTAAAGAAAAGAGCTAAAGGTGGTAAAATAGATAATAGTGGACAAAAGTTTGTTGCAAATTTATATAAAACTATTATATCTCCAGTAACTCAAGGACTAAATTTACTTGGTAATATGAATTTAAAAAAAAGGAAAAAATAAATGGATAAAATAAAAGCAAGACTAAAAGAACCATCATCATATTCTGGAATAGCAGCTATATTAGCTATGTGTGGTATTATAGTTCCTAATTCTACATGGCAAATGCTATGTCTAATAGGTTGTGGTATCGCAGGTGCTGCAGGATTTTGGATGAGTGAAAAGAAAAAATAATTAGGAGTTAATTATATGTTAGCTGGATTACCAGTAGAAATGTTGACAATGCTTGGATCTAGTTTACTAGGTGGTGTTATGACTATCTGGGGACAAAGATCAAAAGATAAAGCTAATCAACAAAAGATGCTTCTTGCCAGAGGTAAATTTCAAATGGATGAAGTTACTAAAGCAAGAGAGTATGATAATAAAGGATTCCAATGGACAAGAAGAATTATTGCTTTAACAGCAGTCTTTATGATTATTGCTTATCCTAAAATAGTTCCTGTATTTTTTGATACTAATGTTGTTCTTACATGGACAGAATTTGAACCTGGATTTTGGTTCTTAATAGATAAAAAAGAAGTAGTTATGGATAAGATATTTAATGGAGTTATTATTACACCTCTTGATACTCATTTAATGTCTGCTATTGTAGGATTATATTTTGGTGGGAGCTTAGTTAAAAAATAATGGCTAGATCAGGTACATATAATTTTAATTTAGATATTGATGAAGTAATTCAAGAAGCTACTGAAATGATTGGTGGCGAAGAAACTCTTGGACATACACCTCAATCTGCTAGACGTTCAATTAATTTAATGTTGAATGACTGGCAGAATCGAGGTGTTTTATTATGGTCTACCTTTACAACTGCTGTAACTGTAGCATCAAGTACAACTACTTATGCACTAGCTGATTCAGTAACAGATGCATTAGAAGTTACTTATGCAGCAAATACTAGTAGTTCTGATTTAGCATTAGAAAGAATATCTTTTGAAGAATATAATGTTATTCCAAATAAATCACAAACAGGTAGACCTTCTCAATATAGTATTAAACGTAATGTAGATAATCCTACAATACATCTTTATCCTGTTCCAGATAATTCTACAGGTATTTTAAAAGTAGAAGGTATTAGACAATTAGAAGATGTAAATAAATCTGCAGATCAAAATGCAGATGTACCAGTAAGATTTTTACCAGCTTTAACATGTGGTTTATCATATTATTTATCTATGAAAAGACCAGGTATTCCTGCAGATAGAATACAAATGTTAAAGATGAATTATGAAGAAAAACTAATGAGAGCAATGGAGGAAGATCGAGAAAGGGCAAGTATCTATTTTAAACCTAAAATAGGTTATGTCTAATGGCTTCCAATAAAAATGCTCTAGCTATGTGTGATACATGTGGTTTTGTATATGCACATAGAATAATGAAATTAAATAGTTATAATATGGTCACTTGTCCTGAATGTTGGGATGGTGCATATGATTTTAAAAATCATCCTCAGAATAAAGTACCAGACGTAAGAGATGATGTAACAATTAGAAATCCTCGACCTGATATTGGTGGCAGAAACCTTGAATGGCAAAATGTTGCTGTAAATTGGGAAGATGAAGATAAATGGTGGCAAGGAATATGACAACACTTACAGGAAAACAAATAGCAAAAAGTTATAAACAGTTATTAAAAATGGCTGTTAGTACAAATACTGGTATTACAGAAGATGTAGTTCAAGTAGAAACTGGTGATGGTACAGACACACCTATAAAAATGTCTACAAATACTGTAAATATTGTAGGTAACTTTGGTGTAACAGATGATGTTTCTGTATCTGGTAATGTACAAGTTACAGATAAAGTTTGTGCTTCAGCATTTTATGGTGATGGTTCTAATTTAACAAATGTTCCTGCATCAGGAGATGTATCTGTATCTACATTAAGAGTTACAAATGATGCAACTATTGGTGGAGCTTTATCTGTAGGAGGAGCAGTAAATTTAGCTTCTACTTTAACAGTAGCAGGAAAAGCTGAGTTTGATGATGATGTATGTGTAAGTGGTAATACAATACTTGTTGGAAACTTAGCAGTTGGTGGAACAGCTACAGTTGCTGGTAATGCATCTGTGGGTGGAACACTATCTGTAGGAGGTGCTACACATCTTGCAAGTACTTTAACTGTAGCAGGAAATACAACATTAACAGGAACTCTTGGAGTTGGTGGAGCTGTTAATCTGGCAAGTACATTAACTGTTGCAAGTAATATTTCTATAGGTGGTACATCTAATATAACTGGTAAAGCAGAATTTGAAGATGATGTATCTGTTTCTGGAAATGTTAATATAGGAGGTACAACAACTATTGCAGGTGCTACATCTATAGGTGGTGCTTTATCTGTAGGAGGTGCTGTACATCTTGCATCTACATTAACTGTAGCAGGAAATACAACATTAACAGGAACATTAGGTGTTGGTGGAGCTGTTAATTTAGCATCTACTCTTACAGTTGCTGGTAATACTACATTAACAGGAACACTTGGAGTTGGTGGAGCAGCTAACTTTGCATCTACAGCAACAGTTGAAGGTGCTACACATTTACAAAGTACAGTATCAGTTGGAGGTGCTGCAACATTTGCAAGTACTGTAACAATAGCAGGAGCTAATGTACAAGCAGCAAATGCTAAAGTATGTGCAAGTGCGTTTTATGGAGATGGAGCTAATTTAACAAATGTACCTGCAGGAGGTATATCAGGAAATATATCAGTTAATAATGCTACAATAGGTGGTACTCTTTATGTTGGAGGTACTGCTACTATTGTAGGTAATACAACATTAACTGCTAATTTAGGAGTTGGTGGTACATTTACTGCTGTAGGAAAAGCTGAATTTGATGATGATGTATGTGTTTCTGGAAATACAGTATTAGTAGGAAACTTAGCAGTAGGAGGTACAGCCACAGTTGCAGGAAATGCTTCAGTAGGTGGTACTCTTAGTGTTGGAGGAGCTACACATCTAGCTTCAACCTTAACTGTTGCAGGTAATACTACAATGACAGGTACTCTTAAAGTTGGAGGAGCTGCTACATTTGCTAGTACTGCTACAGTAGCTGGAGAAACTCATTTACAAGATGCAGTAAGTATGGCAAGTACTCTTGTCGTTGGAGGTAAAGCAGAGTTTGATGATGACGTATGTGTATCAGGTAATAGTGTTCTTGTAGGAAATCTTGCAGTTGGTGGTACAGCTACAATAGCAGGTAATGCATCTGTAGGAGGTACATTAAGTGTAGGAGGAGCAACACATCTTGCTTCTACTTTGACAGTTGCAGGAAATACAACACTAACTGGAACTCTTAAAGTAGGAGGTGCAGCAACTTTTGCATCTACTGTTACCATAGCAGGTAATACTACTATGACAGGTAATTTAGGTGTAGGTGGTACATTTACTGGTGTAGGAAAAGCAGAGTTTGATGATGATGTCTGCGTAAGTGGTAATACAGTATTAGTAGGTAATTTAGCTGTAGGTGGTACTGCAACTGTAGCAGGTAATGCAAGTGTTGGAGGTACACTATCTGTTGGAGGTGCTGTATATCTTGCTAGTACTTTAACAGTAGCTGGTAATACAACACTTACAGGAACATTAAAAGTAGGTGGTGCTACAACAATAACAGGTAATTCAGGATTCTTAGGTACTGTAAGAGTATCTGGTAATACAAGTTTAGAAGGACAATTACAATTAACAAAGAGTGCAGCAGCAGTTGTATGTGCAACAGCTATTAATGGTATAACATCTGTATCATTAGCTTTTGGTACTGCTCAAAACTTTAGTACATCTGTTACTGCAGCACACACATTAGCCCAACCTACTGGATGTAGAACAGGACAAACAGGTAGTATTTTCTTAGTTCAACAAGGTGGAAGTGGTACTATGGCATATCATGCTGATTGGAAATTTCCTGCAGCAACAGATCCAACCATGTCTACTTCTAATGGAGCTGTTGATAGATTAGATTATATAATAGTATCTGCTTCAAGTGATGGAGTAGGTGGAAATATTCAGGCAATATTATCGAAGGAGTATGGATAATGGGTGTTTTTCAAAATCATTTAATGGCTGCAGCAGTAGATGCAACAGCAGATACAGGAGGAGCAATAGATTTATACGAATCTGATGCTACTGCTGATACTTTTGTTTGTGAATTTACAGGCACAGGTGATGAGACAGGAGCTGGTGGTGGACTGTCAGGAGATGATTTAATTTTAACTGAAGCTGGTACAGTTAGTGATGCTTCTAGTGGTTGGAGAACTTTAAATAATGGTGCATTTACACTAACTACTGCTTTTTTTGATAATTTTTTTAGTGGTAATACTGGAAATGAAAGAACTATTGCTCTATATATTAAAAATGCAAATGTAACACCTGCTACAACTAATGGTTTTTTTAATTGGGTATCTTCTAATGCTTATGGAGGTATATATCTTCAAATTCCAAGTGGTGGTGCTGCTGAAGATGATCTTAGATTAATTATTCAAACAGGTAACGCAGGAGTAGGAGTAAATGGAACTACTTTTACTGGTGGCAATATGTTTGGATCTAGTGATGCAGTTTGGCTTGTTTGGTGGCAAGATGGTACTTATGATAGATTTGGTTGGGTAGCAGATGATGCTCCTAGTAATTG